ACCCTACATCAGGTTCTTCAAGAACTGGTGCAGTAAATTTTTCTGGTACTTCTTTATTTGGAGAACAGTTAACTTTTGCAATTGGTAAAGGTGCATCAGGAACTGATGGTTGGAATGCAAATTTTGGAAATGGATATTTTGAACAAACAGCAGTATCTAGTGCAGGAACTAATGCTAGTAATAATGGAATTTTTGAGTATGATGTACCATCAGGATTTACAGCTTTATCAACCAACGGATTAAATTTATAATGGCATACACACCAATTAATAAATCATCAGATTATTTTAATACATTACTTTGGACAGGTAATGGTGTTGATAATAGATCAATTACAGGTGTTGGATTTCAACCAGATTGGACATGGATAAAATCAAGAAGTAATACTGATTATCACATGATTGCTGATGCAGTAAGAGGTGATAATAAACAAGTAAAAACTAATAGCACAGATGATCAAGATAGTGATACTAATAAAATTAAATCTTTTAATTCTGATGGTTTTACAATAGGAACAGGAACTGTTGTTAATCGTAGTGGAGCAACTTTTGTATCATGGAATTTGAAAGCAAATGGAGCAGGTTCAGCTAATACAGCAGGTTCTATAAACTCTACAGTTTCTGTAAATACAACAAGTGGGTTTAGTATTGTTAAATATACAGGTAACGCAACTGTTTCTACAATTGGACATGGATTAGGTGTAGCACCAAAAATGATTATTACAAAAAATTTAAGTAGAAGTGAGGCTTGGCCAGTTGATTGCAGACAAGGTAATGATGGTGCAGGTGGAATAATGTATTTAAACGAAACAGGTACTTTAGGTGCTTATGGTAATGGTAATCCTTATCCCAGTACAGTACCGACATCTACTGTATATTCAGTAGGTACAGCAGGTAATACAAATTATAGTGGTTCTGAATTAATTGCTTACTGCTTTGCAGAAAAAACTGGATTTAGTAAATTTGGACAGTACAAAGGTAATGGTTCAGCAACCAATGGTACATTTATTTACACAGGATTTAAACCTGCTATGATTATTATCAAAAGGTCAGATACTTCAGCAGGTCAATGGACTATCTTTGATAACAAAAGAAACCCTAATAATGAAGTAAGAGCAATGCTTGTTCCAAATGGAACTGATGTTGAATTATCGCAAAATGAAAACAACATGGATTTTTTGAGTAATGGACTAAAAATGTATAATTCAGATGGAGTTTTTAATGCTTCTGGCTCAAAATACATTTACATGGCATTTGCAGAAGCACCTTTAGTCGGCACTAATAACATACCAGCCAACGCAAGGTAACCCGCCATGTACTTTGGCGCAACACCCTTCGCCTCAGCTGCATTTTCAGATGTAGGCTTTAACCCTAATGCATTCGTCAATGTCCTTGGCTCAAGAATCAATGAGTCCACAGGTAATCCATCAATTATTGCAAAAGCTTTAGTATTACCAACAGGTAATAGATTAAATACTACAATTGGTAATGTTGAAATCAATATCAATCAAACAGTATCTCCAACAGGTCAAAGATTAAATTTTTCTACAGGTTCTGTTACAGTTACTGCAGCAGCTAACTTTGGTGTTACAGGTAATGGTTATGAAATTGATACAGGAATAGCTAAAGCTGCTGATGTAGTAGGTGTATCCGGTAATAGATTAAATCTTGATACAAGTTCCGTTACAACTATTGGTAAAGCAAAAATCATTCCAACAGGATCAAGAATCAATGAGGCTACTGGTACAGTTACACTTGCATTTAAATATAATGTAACAGGGTCAAGAATTAATGAATCTACTGGAACAGTTACAACGACTGCAGCAGCAGGAGTCTTGCCTCAGGGATCACGGATCAATACTGATACAGGAGAAGTTACAATCGTTGCAGGAGCAACAATTACAACTACTGGAAGTGGTATTGAAATTGCTATTGGAAATGCTACAGCCAAAGCTAATGCAACAGCTATTGTTACAACTAATAGACAAAACTTATCCACAGGAACAGTAACTATTAAAGCTAAAGCTAAAGTCTTACCAACAGGTGTAGGACTGGAAGTAGCGGTACCTACTTCTATTAATATCAAACAATGGGATGGTGTAGTACCAGGCGTCTCACAAACTTGGACAAGGATTCAAACACCGTAATGTTTTTTGGAGCAACATCTTTCGCATCAACTACTTTTGCCGGAATCGGTGGAGGAGGTATTGTTGTAATTGCTAATGGTAATAGGTTAAATATTGCAATTGGTAATTCAATAGCAGATATAACCGTTAGAGTAGATGTTACGGGACAACAATTTAACCTTGCAACTAACCCTGTAAGTGCTATAACATGGAATCCAATCCCCCCAGGGGTTAATCAAGTATGGGTCCCAATAGACCCAGACGCATAGGAGAATTATGGCATCAAGTACGTCAACAGATTTAAAACTAGAACTCATAACAACAGGTGAAAAATCTGGTACATGGGGAACAATTACTAATACAAATTTACAAATTTTAGAACAAGCAGCTAGTGGTTATTTATCACTTGCAGTAGGTTCAGGAGATGTAGCTTTATCTTTAGCTAATCACGCTACAGCAAACGGTAAAAATTTATACTACAAACTAACAGGAACTTTAACAGCAGCTAGAACAGTTACTATGCCAGACGGTGCTGAAAGAGTTTTTATAATAGAAGATGCAACAGCAAGATCTTCTTCTAATTACACATTAACAGTTAAAACAGTTTCAGGAACAGGTCTTGCTTTACCTGTAGGATCAACTACTATTTTATATTCTGATGGTACAAACGTTACAGGGAAAATACAAACAAAAGGATACTACACACCACCTTCTACTTATACAGCAGTTAATGGTGATCAATTATTAGTTAATACTTCAGGAAGTGGTATTGGTACGGGAGTTACAATTAATTTACCAGCATCTCCTGCAATAGGTAATGAAGTACATTTTATTGATAGTGGTAATGCTTTTGCATCAAATAATTTAACAATCGGTAGAAACAGTTCTAATATTTTAGGTGCCGCTTCTAATTTAGTGGTTAATGCTAATAGTGCTGCATTTACTTTAGTGTATGTTAATGCAACTAGAGGCTGGATCTATAAAGATAACATATAGGAGCACGGACCATGGCTCTAATTGATTTTAAAGTCTTACCAGGAATAGACAAACAAGATACTGCATCTGGCGCTGAAAACAGATGGATTGATTGTGATAACACAAGATTTAGATATGGACTACCTGAAAAAGTAGGTGGTTGGTCATCATTAATTACAGATACAATTGTAGGTGTTACAAGACGTCAGTTTGCTTTTGTAGACTTAGATGGAAATAGATACATTGCAATTGGTACAGATAAATTTTTACTTATATATTTTGAAGGTCAACTATTTGATATTACACCTTTAAAAACTACGTTAGCTTCTTGCACGATTGCAACAACTAACAACTCTGCTGTTTGTTCTATAACAAAATCTAATCACGGCCTAAGTACAGGGGACATTATATTACTAGACAACGTAACTTTACCTGGGGGTACAGGTTATCAAAATTCTGATTTTGAAGATAAATTATTTCAAGTAACTTCAGTTACAAGTACAAGTGTATTTACAGTTACACAATCAAGCAATGCAACAGCAACTGTTTCAACAGGAGGTAGTTTGGAAATCAAACCTTATGAAACTGTTGGACCAGCTGAACAATCTTATGGTTATGGTTGGGGTATTGATACTTGGAGTAGTGGAGCATGGGGCGAAGCAGCTTCAGCATCAAACGTTTCTCTTGAACCTGGTTTATGGTCATTAAGTAATTTTGGTCAAGTATTAGTTGCAACTATTGCAAATGGAAAAACTTTTACATGGGACGCTGGTATTGTTGCAAGACTAACAACAAGAGCATCTACAACCACATCTGGTTTTTCTACATCTTCTAATCCAACTGCAACAAGAGTTACATTAGTTTCACCTACAACACGTCACTTAATTCATTTGGGAACAGAAACAACTATTGGAGATACCTCTACACAAGATGATATGTTTATAAGATTCTCGGACCAAGAAGATATAAATGATTACACGCCGACTGCAATTAATTCTGCAGGTTCACAAAGACTACAAGATGGAACAAAAATTATAGGTTCATTAAAAGCAAAAGAAACAATTTTAGTTTGGACTGATAATGCATTGTACACAATGAAATTTATTGGTGCACCTTTTACATTTGGGTTTGAGCAAGTAGGCACTAACTGTGGATTAATTGGTAAGAATGCAGCTATTGAAATAGATGGTGCTGCTTTTTGGATGAGTCCTAATGGTTTCTTTATGTTTGATGGTACGGTTAAATCATTACCTTGTTCTGTTGAAGATTATGTTTATGACCAAGCAGATACTACAAAAGGTCAACAAATTTATGCAGGTATTAATAATTTATTTACAGAAGTTGTTTGGTATTATCCATCACAAGGTTCTGATTACAATGATCAATATGTAGTATTTAATTATGGAGAACCTATGAGAGGTGGAGTTTGGTATATAGGAACAGAAGCAAGAACTTCTTGGATTGATGCTAGTGTATATCCTAAACCATCAGCTACTAAATTTAATGACTCAGCAACAGGTACTTTTCCTGTAATTGTTGGTCAATCAGGTTTAGGTCAAACAACATTATTTGAACATGAAGTAGGAACAGATCAAGTTAATCCCAATGGTTCAACTACTACTGTTACATCCTTTGTAAAATCATATGACTTTGATTTACAAGCAAAACAAAAAGATGCTCAAGGTAAATCAAGTGGTCCTACTATTGCCGGTGAAAATTTTTTAGCTATGAGAAGATTTGTTCCTGATTTTAAAGATCTACAAGGTAATGCAAAAATTACATTAGCCGTCAAACGTTATCCACAACAATCAGAAACAACAACTGCTTTAAGTCCTTTTACAGTTAACTCAAGCACTGAAAAAAAAGATACAAGAGCTAGAGGTAGATTTGTTAATATAAAAATAGAAAATACAGATATTAGTGAATCTTGGAGATTTGGTACTTTAAGAATAGATATACAACCGGACGGTAAACGATAATGGCTAAAGTAATAGTAAGATTACCTGAACCAAAAGAAGAGTATGATGTATCTAACCAAAAACAAATTAATAGAGCAATTGCTTTAATCGTAGAACAATTAAACTCTACATTTTTAAACGAACAGAAACAAGAACAAGAAAGGTTTGCGTGGCTTAATGGCTAATATATATACAAATGCAAAAGTAGATTTAACTACTACAGGAGAAACGGTTTTATACACTACTCCCAGTAATTCTAGAGCAATCGTAAAATCTTTATTAATATCAAATGATGCTGGAAGTGCAGCAACTATAACAGTAACATTAACTAACGCAGCTAGTGCTGTATTTAGTTTATTTAAAACAAAGTCAATAGCCTCTAATACTAGTGAACAATTATTAACAGAACCACTAATTTTATTAGAAAGTGAGGTATTGAAAGTTACCGCATCTGATGCTAATGAGTTACATGTAGTGGCATCTTTATTAGAAATAAACAGAGACTAAGGAGAAAATATGGCGTTTAAAGAAGAAGGATCAGTAAATTACACAATGATAAATGGTAAAAAAGTACCTGTTGTTAAGTGTGAAACTGAGGTAGTATTAAGAAATACACAAACAAATCATGAATATAATTCTGATCAAGAAGCAGAAGATGATATTAATAATGCAGAAACAACAACACAAAGAGAACACGTGACAAGATCATTAAAAATTAAAGTAGCAGCAATGCCACCATTAGGAGCAGGTTCAGAGTAATGGCAATAACAAACGCACAACAAGCACGACAACTTTATAATGAAGGTGGACCTATGAGAAAAATTAAAGGTCAAGATCACATGTTGGCTTACATTACACCCGGTGAAAGAGACACATTAGTAGATTTAGGTGGTCAAGAAACAATGACCAAAGAGGGTATACCTGCTTATCCACCTGACAATTGGGCTCCTTCTTCTCCATCAAAATCTTCTAATAATACTAGTAATAATACTAGTAATAATACTAGTAATAATAATATTGATTATGATTACAGTTACACTGGACCAGGAATTACAAACGCTGATGCTAAAAGAATATTAGGATCAGATAATAATGATTTACAACAAGGATTGGATAACGCTGCTGCATATAGAGCAGGTGCAGAAAATAGAAAAAAAGCAAAAGAAAAAGCTGATAAAGAGAGAAGAGCAAGTGAAAAAAAAGAAGCTCGAAAAGATCAAAAAAAATTAACTGCAAAAGAAAAAAAAACAAAACGAATTCAAAAAGCAGCGTTTGATAGATTTCAAAAATTAGAAAAATATGTTGATCCTTTTGGTGATTATACAACTTTTGCAGATATGAGTGGAGAAGAAGCTGCACAATTAGCAGGTTACAATGTAAATGAATTTGGACCTCCAGGATCATTTGAATTTGAATATGACAAAGATAGATTTAGAGATCCTAAAACAGGAAAAATTAAAAGTGAGTTAACTGAAATGGTTGACATTAACAAAGGTAAAAAAAATATATTTGGAAACCCCAAAGAACCTAAAATGGTTGAGCAGATTAAATCAGATGCAATTCCAGGTTATGATTTTAGTATTAACCCAGTAAGAAGTAATTTTGATTCAGGTCTTGGAACTCTTACAAGTAATAAAGGAACATCTGTAGAAAAAATTAGACCTAACGATTATGGTTTAAGTGATAAATTACCAGTTCCAAGTTCATTACAAATAATTGGAGATATGATAAGACCAGAAACAGGACTTCAAGCTTTTAATACTTTAGAAGAAGCTAGAAATGTACAAGACTTTGCAGGTAGATTTCAAGGTGGTGATGAGTCAGCTTATGAAGAATTTGAAGATTATATAACTAGAAACAAAATTCCAACAACAGGTGGTGGAGGTGGTGGAAACCAACAACAAACAGACCCATGTTTAGGACCCAACCCACCGGCTTATTGTGCAGTAAACAATGACCCAGCTGATCCTGCAACACCTAAAAGAAATTTAGGTGGCCTTGCTCCAAGATTCGCGGGCTCTATATTTAATTTCGATGGTATGGCTGATGGTGGACGTGCAGGTGCTATGGACGGTGGACGAATGATGATGAATCAAGAAGAAGATGATACGACAGGTGGAATCATGGACCTTGAATCAGGAAGACAAATGTATTTTTTAGGTAAGTTAGTTAAGAAAGCAACTAGAGCAGTTAAAAAAATTGCTAAATCTCCAGTAGGTAAAGCTGCTTTATTATATGCAGGTGGAACTTATTTAGGTGGTTTAAGTTCTCTTGGTGGATCGGGTAGTTTTATGTCTAATCTTAAAAGCGGACAAGGTATAGGAAACTTATTTAAATTTGGAAAAAATAAATTGTTTGGAGAACTAATAACTGGTGGTAATGCAGCCAAAGGAGCTGGTTATTATAAAAAAGGATTATTAAGTAGTCCTTTTGGAGTTATAGCTGGAACATCTTTACTAACAGGTTTAATGACACCAAAAGAAGAAGAAGAAAACAATGATGATTATTATGCAAAATATGGTTTGGGAGGTCAAAAGGGTGTAGATGCAATTAGATACAATAAACCTATTGAAAGACAAATGTCATCCGCTTCAGGAAGTAGATTTAAATTTGCTGCAGATGGTGGTATAATGAGAAATGGTTATGCAGAAGGATCTGAAGAGCCTGTTGCTAAAAAGACTATGCCTCTATTAGATATGGATGGTCAAGAAATGGATTTAAGAGAAGAAGGTGGGTTCGTA